ACCTACTCAAAGCTTTACAGAAGTTGATGTGGGTGAGTATTTAAACAAGACAATAGATGATCAGTATGGTATGTTGTTTGACATGGCACAGGAAAATACAATTCAGGATATGATAAATGCCCAGTATTGAGTATTCAGGTTTAAAGGTAAGTGGAGGTAAAGCTTTTGCTATTCTTACACTATTAGGTGCCCTAGGTAGTGGTGCTTGGGCAGTCTTCGAATTTTGGAAAAATTATCAAGACCTAACCACCAAAGTTTTGGAGTATACAGCTCCCGATCTATCTAAATATGATGAAGAAATAGCAGTTTTAAAATCAGAACTAGATATCATATTAGACGAAATTACCATAATCAGTGATGTGGCACGTGATATGCGTTCAGACATGAAGGCTGATTTACGTCAACAAGCTAATGATATTCGTCACATAACCGAAATTGTAAATGACGTGGAAGATAGACAAAAAGAAGATACAAGAGAAGTATTTGATGAGTTAAAGCTCATTGAAGAAAGCCTTGACTTACAAATTAATAAGGCTTTAAATAACCCTTTAAGTAACATGAGTGCTAAAACAAAATGATTAAATTAGATATAAAAACTATATTACCTTATCTTGTCCTAATTGGCACAATGTTAATTACATGGGGCATGTGGTCAGAACGTTTAAATGCAGTAGAACAAAAAGCAGATAGTGTTGCAAAAATGCAACAAGATGTTGCTGTTATAAAAGTACAAATTCAAGCAATTGATGAAAAAATGGCTTGGATGGAAGAATTCTTAATTAAGAATTATAGTGAGTTTTAGTGGTCATATCACGAGCACAAATGCAAAAGGAAGTATCTACAGGAGATAAGAAAATGAATAAAAAACTAAAACCAATACCATCAAAAAATAAAGGTCTTAAAAAATTACCTAAAAAGGTAAGGAATAAAATGGGCTTTAAGAAAAAAGGTGGAATAGTAAAATAGATGTGTAAGTGTAATGAAGATTACGGATGCATATGTGGTTTAGAAACAGAGAACGATAATGGGTAAATTATGTGCAAGAGGTAAAGCGGCCGCTAAGAGGAAATTTAAAGTCTACCCTAGCGCATATGCTAATATGTATGCAGGTGCTGTGTGCAGTGGAAAAGTAACTCCAGGTGGTAAAAAGAAACCAAAGAAAAAAGCTGATGGTGGTATGATTAATAAAGTTTCTCAAGAAAGAAAGATGGTATCTAGTTATGGTCAAGGTGGAATAGCTAAGGGATGTGGTGGTGTCATGGAAAGTAAAAGAAAAGTTACTAAAAAAACGTAATGGCTAAAAAAGGTCTTAAAGCTTGGGTAGGAGAAAACTGGGTAGATATAGCTAATAAAAAATCTGATGGCTCTTATCCTAAGTGTGGGAGAAGTGGTAAAGAAAAAAGAAAAAATTATCCTAAATGTGTTCCTATAGCAAAAGCAAGAGCCATGTCAAAAGGTCAAAAAAGATCCGCTGTCAGTAGAAAACAAAAAGCTGGCAACCCAGGTGGAAAACCCACAATGGTTAAAACAATTGTCAAGAAAAAAACAAGCAGAAAAAATAAAGCTTGATGTAGTTAATTGGTCCAAGACTGTCTTGGAACCAATGAATAAACATATAGGTTTTCCAGCGTGTCCTTTCGCTGCTAAATGGAGAAAAGATAAAAAAGTGAGAATTGAAGTTCGCATGGATAAGTCTAAATATGAAAAACACTTAACTTCTGTCATTAAGTCTTGGAATAAAAAAGAACATGATATTATAATTTACTGCGACCCTTTTTTTGAACAATATAATCCTGAACAATTTCAAGAAAAAATAGATTTTTATAATAAAACCTATAACAGAAGAGATGTGTACTTTATGGGATTTCATCCTGAAACACCTGCTGATCCTGATAGTGAAGCTTTTCTTTGTGACCCCACTGAGGAACCTGTAAAACATGGTGACTTAGAATATTCTATGATGCTTATACAAAAATTTAAACAACTGTATGATGCAAGTTGCAAACTACACAAGATAGGCTATTATAAGAAATGGCCTAAGCAATACTACGATGAAGTAGTAGCTGAAAGGCAAAATACGTACGAAAAACTTTTTAAAAAAGGAGTAAAGTCATGATGGCAAAAAAGAAACAAGTAATGAAAAAAGGTGGCATGGCCAAAAAACGTGGTGGTGGCATGATGATGAAAAAACGTGGTGGTGGCATGGCCAAAAAACGTGGCGGCGGAATGATGAAAAAATAATATGGCTACCTCTGGTACAACTACTTTTAATTTAGATATAGATGACGTTGTAGAAGACGCTTACGAAAGATGTGGCGTTGAAACACGTTCAGGCTATGATTTAAAATCAGCTAGAAGAAGTTTAAATATTCTTTTTCAAGAGTGGATGAACAGAGGTATTCATTTATGGAAAGTAGAAAATGAAACTGCTAATTTAACAGCAGGCACAACTACCTATACTGCTCCAAGTGATGCAAGTGATGTTTTAGAAATGACTTTTAGACAAATATCAAGTGGCACAACAACTGACACTACTATGACTAAAATATCACGATCAGAGTATCAAGCGATTCCTAACAAATTTTCTCAAGGTCAACCGACGCAGTATTATGTCGAGAGAAATTTGTCTAACGTTCAAATTAATCTTTATCAAACACCTAATACAACAGATACTCAAATTAATTATAACTACATAGGCAGGATACAAGACGCTGGAGCTTATACAAATCAACCTGACGCTCCTTTTAGATTTCTTCCTTGCATGGTTTCAGGTTTAGCTTTTTATTTATCGCAAAAGAAAAACCCTCAAATGACTCAATCTTTAAAATTATATTATGAAGATGAATTACAGAGAGCTCTCACCGAAGACGGACAAAGAGCATCTGTTCATTTAGTTCCTCAAAACTATTTCATAAACGGTTCATAACATGGCTACCTTTGCTACAGGTAAATATGCTGTTGCTCTTTGTGATAGATGTGGTCAACAATATAAGTTTGCTCAATTACAAGAAGAGTGGAATGGTTTGATGACATGTCCTGAGTGTTTTGAAACTAAGCACCCTCAATTAGACCCTTCTTTTCATAGTGCTGATGCACAAGCTTTACCTTGGACTAGACCAGCGAGACAAGAACCTATGACTGTTTTTGTTGGAGCTTCAGGAGACTCATCTTTTGAATCAAATGGAATGCAACCGTCTGAACCAAGTAGAGCATTGATTATTGGTTCAAGTGTTGGTAAAGTGACAGTGGAGATATCATGAATTATTCAGAACTTTTAGATAATGTAAGAAATTACACAGAAGTAACAAGTGATGTATTGTCTAATTCTGTGATTAATGTTTTTTTAATTAACATAGAAAATAAAGTAGCTAGACAATTAGATTCTGATGATCAAAGAAGATATGCCACTACAACCTTTGAAGCTAATAATGCTTTTCTAGATGTCAGTGGTCCAGAAGGTGGATTTAGATTTGCTAGAGCCTTACAAATCGTAGCTGATGATGGAACAAGAACTTGGTTAGAGCAAAGAGATGCCACTTTTATGGACGAATATTCGGTAGAAAGATCCACGACAGATACAAATTTTACAGGGCAACCCAAGTATTGGGGTAATTGGGACGCAACAACCTTGATTGTAGCTCCTACTCCAAATGTAGCTTATACAGTGGAGATGTGGTATGATGAAACAGCCGAAAGATTAGGGAATGGTTCAGGAACAACCTCCACCACAACATTTTTGTCTAATAACGCTCCTGAAGTTCTATTATTTGGAACTTTATCGGAGGCTTTTTCTTACTTGAAAAACCCACAAGATATGCAATTATACGAAAGTAAGTACCAAGTAGCTCTGCAAGATTTTGCACAAGAGCAAATGGGTCGTAAACGTAGGGATGAGTATCAAAATGGTGTGTTACGCATTCCGATGAAATCGCTAACACCATAAGGGAGTAACTAAAAAATGGCAATAAATCAAGCAGTCTGTGCTTCATTTAAAAAAGAACTGTTAGCAGGCGATCATGATATTGATAACGATACAATCAATCTCGCTCTGTACACAAATTCTGTAACTTTAAATGGAAACACAACAGCCTATTCCGCAACAAACGAAGTAGGTAATTCAGGAACATACGCAGCAGGTGGTATAACTTTAACAAGTCCAACCATTGGCTTAACAGCAACTAGCGCAACAGCTTCAACAGCATTTGTTGATTTTGCAAACGCAAGTTTTACATCAGCAACAATATCTGCTCAAGCAGCTTTGATCTATAATAGATCATCAGCTAATACAAACGCAGCTATTTGTGTTCTTGATTTCGGAAGTGTAAAGACATCAACAAACGGTACATTCACAATCGCATTCCCAACTAATGATGCTTCAAGTGCTATATTAAGATTATCTTAATTTAGAGGAGCATTACCATGGCAGATGCTTGGGGTGAAAATAATTGGGGCGAAGGCTTTTGGGGCCAACAAAGCTCGATCACGGTATCTGTTACTGGGTTATCGACTACAACAGCATTAGGCACGGAAAGTGTCGTAGCTGATTGCTTAGTCACATTAGATTCATTACAAGTATCTTCTGCTTTAGGCACTGCAATTGGTGAACCTGAAAACGTTTATTTTCCAACAGGCGTTTCTTTTCAAACACAATTATCTGGAGTCACAGTAGGTGAAGGAGCGGGCGTTGTTCTCGGAAGTTTATCCACATCATTTGGTTTAGGAACTGAAACCGCATCAGGAACCGTTGATGCAGGTTGGGGAAGAGGATCATGGGGATCTTTTGCATGGAATGAGAATATAGAATTTATTACTAACGTCACAAGTGTGACGATGTCCACGGACTTAGGCACTCCTACAATTGAAGTAGGTTCAGGTGTCATAGTTTCTGTAACAGGCTTAGAGATGACAAGTGCTCTAGGTGATACAACTGAAACAGGAACATCTCTTGTTACTTTAGATAGTCAATTAGTAAGTGTAGCTTTATCAGGAGCAACTGTTTCTGGTGAAGGAAGTGTTGCAGTTGTTGCACCTTCCGATCAATTAGACTTTGCTATTGGAACACCTGTAATTGATATCTTTACACAAGTAGATCCTACAGCGGTCACTATGACTTCTGCACTTGGAACTGCTACTGTAGAGGCCGATGCTCTTGTACAACCTACAGGAGTTTCAATGACCTCTGCTTTAGGTACGGAAACAGTAGAGGTAGGAACGGGTGTAATTGTAAGCGTTTCCACAGTTGCAATGAGTTTTGCTGCAGGAACAGCAACAGCTACAGGTAGTGCTACAGTTAATTTAACAGGACTTGACTTATCGATAGTCACAGGAAATCCGTTTGCCACACCTTGGGCAAATGTAGTAACAGGTGCAAGTAATACTTGGACAGGGGTAGACGCAGCATAAAAAGTGTTGCTTGAATAACAAAAAAAGATATATTTTAGTGAGGTAAAAACATGGCAAGTACATTTTCAGATAGACTTAAATTAGAGCTCATGGAGACAGGCGCAAACGCCAACACATGGGGCACAAATACTAATAATAATTTAGACGTAATAGATGCATTTTCAGCAGGTTATTTGGCTAAATCTGTAGCGGGTTCTTCCAATATCACTCTTTCAACTGCAAACGCTTCCGATACTGCTGAGGCTTCCAATAAAACAATAGAATTAACAGGTGCTCTTACAGGGGATATAGTTGTATTTATTCCTGCTGTTGAGAGTCAATATACTTTTTTTAATAACACATCAGGTTCTCAAACTTTAACTATCGCAGCAACAGGACATACAGCCAATGGTATTGCTATTACACAAGGAGCAAAAACAACTGTATTTTGTGATGGTTCTTCAAATTTTAATGTAGAGATTGCTTCTTCCACAGATTTAGGTTCTCAAACAGGAACGCTTCCTAACGTATCAGGAGCTAACTTAACAAATTTAAACGCTTCCAACGTTGCTTCAGGTACAATTGCTAACGCTCGATTAGATGCACAACTTCAAGATGTAGCGGGACTCGCAGTGACCAATGGTGGTTTTATTGTTGGTGATGGTTCTAATTTTGTTTTAGAAACAGGTGCAACTGCTAGAGCATCATTATCATTAGATACAGGTAATGACGTTCAATTTGATTCACTTGGTGTTGCAACCGCAGCGTCAGGAACAAGTGGTGAGATAAGAGCAACAAATGATATTACTGCTTTTTATTCTTCCGATGTCTCACTCAAAGAAAATATTCACAACATATCCTCTCCAATGGATAAAGTACAAAACCTTAATGGTGTTCTTTTTGATTGGAAACAATCATTTATTGATTCCAAAGGTGGAGAAGATGGTTATTTTATGCGCAAAACAGACGTAGGTGTTATTGCTCAAGATGTTGAAAAAGTTTTACCAGAGGTCGTGGGCACAAGACCTGATGGTGTGAAAGCCGTCAAATATGATCGTCTATGTGCTTTATTAATCGAATGCGTAAAGGATTTACAATTACAAGTTAATGACCTCAAGAAAGGACATTAATCAATGACTACACCTTCAGGTCAAATTAGTCTAGATGACGTTAATGTAGAACTAGACATTTCTCCAGGCACACAAATCAATATGAATGCTGCTCCTGTAAGAGCATTAGCTGAAGTACCTTCAGGTGCTATTGCTATGTCCAATCTACAAAATAAATCAAACGCACAATTTGTCGTTGCTTCTGGTGGATCAGAATCAACCAGTGGTAACTATAAAATTCACACTTTTACTAGCTCAGGAACTTTCACTGTATCCAGTGCAGGTAATGCTGCAGGATCAAACACCGTAGACTATATGGTTGTTGCTGGTGGCGGTGGAGGTGGTGCAGGTCAAAGAAATGATCCAAGTGAAACTCTGCCTGGTGGTGGTGGCGGTGCAGGTGGATTTAGAGAATCCGTTCCTAGTCCTGCTGCTTGGACAGGTTCTCCAAAAGCTGCTAGTGGTGGTGCACTTCCTGTTTCAGCACAAGGCTATCCAATAACCGTTGGTTCAGGTGGTTCATCTGGAGGTGGTGTAAGTGGAGGCAATCCTGGTGGCGATGGTGGTTCTTCAACTTTTTCAAGTATTACTTCCGCAGGTGGCGGTGGTGGTGGCAAAGGTAATTCTAGTCCTTTTCATCCTGGAAGGAATGGCGGTTCTGGTGGCGGTGGCGGTAGCGCTTTTAATCCTACTTCTGGTGGATCTGGTAATAGCCCTCCTGTTTCTCCTCCTCAAGGAAATTCTGGTGGTACAAATCAACATTCTGGTGGACCTACATCAGCAGCCGGCGGTGGCGGTGGAGCAACTGGCAGTGGCACCCCTGGAGGAAATCCTGGTGGTCGTGGTGGCCCTGGTGGCGCTGGTGCTACAACAAATATAAGCGCAAGTCCTGTAGCTTTTTCCGGCGGTGGCGGTGGAGGCTCAAGAGGTGGTGACCCATCTCCTGGTGGTTCTGGCGGCGGTGGAGCAGGTGGAGGAGCATATTCTCCTCCTGATGGCGATGGAGGTAATGGCTCTGGAAATACTGGTGGTGGCGGTGGAGGCCATGGTGGTCGTCCCGACAACATACCTGGTGGTAGTGCAGGTGCAGGCGGTTCAGGTAAAGTAGTATTAAGGTATAAATTTCAATAGGTATAAACATGGCACATTTTGCAAAATTATCAGAAGAAAACTTGGTTCTTAACGTTGAAGTAGTAGCTGATGCTGACACATCAACAGATGGTGTTGAAAACGAAGCTGCGGGCGTTACTTTTTTAACAAATATTCATGGTTGGTCATTATGGAAAAAATGTTCTTACAATACAAGAGGTGGTAAATACTATGACAATCAAGAGTTAGCCTCTGATCAATCAAAAGCTTATAGAAAAAATTATCCAAGTATAGGGTACACGTGGGATGCAGGCAGAGATGCTTTTATACCACCCAAAGAACTTAACTCACACGTATTAAATGAAACAACATGCCTTTGGCAACCTCCCGTTGCATATCCTTCTATAACCGAATATGGTGATCCTGTAAAATATTATGGCATTTCATGGGATGAAACAAATGTTCGTTGGGTTGGAACAGACAAAGAAGATCCTCAAGGATCTTTTTATTGGAACCCTGAAAGTTCAAGTTGGATTGCCATCTAACTGATGTTTGAAAAAATAAATTTAGTAGATCAAAGCATCATTGTTGAGAAGATTCCAAAGATATTACCTGTTAATTTTGATAAACTAAACTTAAATGTTTTTAATAACTTTTATTATCAAAACGCACAAAACAATAATGAATTTAGTTACTTAAAAAACTATTATCATCTTGATCACGATATTGAAATAACCTGGTTGTCTGATTTCATAAGAGATCACTATTGTGTAAAATTTAAAAAAACTCCAGTGTTTTTAACTAGTGCAGGAATACTTGTAGAACAAAATCAATCTATAAATTATCACCATCACCTTGATGAATATGATTTAGAAAATTCACCAGATATATCTGTTGTTGTAACTTTAAAAACAGGTAAAGAGCCTTCTTTTATTGAATTTCAATATGAACAAGGAAGAAAAAGACATCAACACCATAGGGTTCAATTAAAGGAAAAACAATTGATTATATTTAATTCTGAATTAAGACATTGTTTTACTAAGAATTTTAACTCTGGACCAACTGTAAATTTATCGTTAAAGTATCAACTAATTTAGAAATGCGATTAGAAAATTATTTTTTTGTGTATGAGAGCGCATTACCTTCAAGAATATGTGATGACCTAATTCAGTATGGTGAGATGAAAAATGCACAAGTTGCAAAAACAGGTGACTTTGAACAACTTGATGATAGTCAAAAAGATATTTCAAAATTATATAAAGTTAGAAATTCCTCAATAGTTTGGATGGATGATCCTTGGATTTATAATTCAATTATACCTTTTGTTAAGGAAGCTAATCAACAAGCAGGTTGGAACTTTACTCTTGAAGGGTCTGAGTCTTGTCAATGGACAAAGTACAGTGAAACACAGCACTACACTTGGCATCAAGATTCTTTTCCCCAACCCACAAACAGACCTAATAGTTGGGATCATGGTTTAGTTAGAAAATTATCTGTCACCGTTTCTTTAGCGGACGGCGACACTTATACAGGAGGAGATTTAGAATTTGATTTACGAAATAATTCAGATAGTTCGCCTGAAATACGAACATCATCTCATGCTCGTAAAAAAGGATCTATTATAATATTTCCATCTTTTGTATGGCATAGAGTATCTCCTGTGACACAAGGCACTCGTTATTCATTAGTGATTTGGAATAATGGAAAACAATTTGTTTAAAAAGGAGAACGGATATGACTAATAAGAAAAAAATATCATATAATTTTTTTAAAGATAATAATTATGCTGTTATACAAGAAGCTATTTCATCAGAGGTAGCGTCTTTTGTTTATGCATATTTTCAAAATAAAAGAGCGGTGGCTCAATATTTACAAGAAAACAGATTCTTGACACCTTTTGATGAAACATGGGGAACATGGAATGATGCACAAATACCTAATACATATTCTCATTATGCAGATTTAGCGATGGAAACTTTAATGGTAAGGGTTATGCCTATTATGAAAAAGGTAACAGAACTTAATTTAGTGCCCTGTTATACTTACGCTCGTATATATAAATATGGAGATGAGTTAAAAAGACATAAAGATAGACCTTCTTGTGAAATATCTTGCACAATGAATTTAGGAGGAGATGACTGGCCAATAAAATTAGAACCTTCTGGTGAAAAGGATAAGGAAGGTATTACTGTTAATTTAAAACAGGGAGATATGTTGGTTTACAGAGGAACATTATTAGAGCATTGGAGAGAACCTTTTCAAGGGTATGACTGTGGTCAAGTTTTTATGCATTACAATGATGCTGATGGTCCTTTTGGTGAATCTAATATAAATGATAAAAGACCCATGTTAGGTTTGCCTGGTTATTTTAAAAGCAATTAATGCCAACTCCTTTTTTACAACACAAATTATTTGAAATTAATGATGATCTTTTAGTAGAAGAGAAAAAAGTAGGTCCCTATACATATTTGTCTATTGATAATTTTTATAAAAATGCTGATAGTATTCATGAAATGTTTGATAAGTCTTGGGTGCAAAATTGGAAAATTCACCCTCAAGGTAAAAACTTCAAAGAGTATTATGATTGTAGATCACACATCAAACTTACAGACGACAATTTTGAAGATGAAAATAAAACATTTTTGTTTTTTGCAAAAACATTACAATTAAATAATTTTTATTGCGAAACAATTGATTCAAATATTTTTACTTGGATTAACCCTCCAAAACAAAATATACAGTTCTGGCCTCATCAAGATTTTATGTACAATATTTTAATTTATTTAGATAAAATCAATTCAGGTGGAACAGCTTTGTATGAAGAAAAACCAGAACGTCATGTCGATGAAGAAATTGACCTACGTTATGATATATCAGACCATACTAATAAAATGCATGTGATACCTTCTGTTTTTAACAGATGTGTTATATTTGATGGAAAAATACCTCATGGAGCATTTATTGAAGACCACTCAAAGTATTCTAATAACAATTGGAGATGTAATGTGGTTTATTTTTTACAGGAGAACAAATGATTAAACCAGAAGAACTAAAAGATAAAAATTTTAAAATATTTTTAGGAATGCCTATGTATGGTGGTATGGTCTCAGAGGCAACAGTGCATGGATTATTGGAGATACAACAATGGTCAATGGCCAAAGGTGTTGGTCTTAGATTTCAATCCATGGGTAATGAAAGTTTAATAACTCGAGCCCGTAATACAATTGTTTCTATGATGATGGATGATAAAGATTTCATAGCTACACACTTACTATTTATTGATGCTGATATCGGTTTTAACTGGCAAAACATTGAAAGGTTATTATGTGTAGATAAAGATGTAGCTTGTGGTATTTATCCCAGAAAACATATTTATTTAGAAAAAGTAAAAGGAATTTTAGAAGAAAATCCAAATGCTACTCCTGATGATATTGAAGCTAGAGCTCTAGGGTATAATGTAAACTTTGACGATCCTTTAAATCTTAAAGGAGAATATGGCTTCTTTCCTGTGCAAGAAGCAGCCACAGGTATGATGCTTGTGAAAAGAGAAGTATTTAGAACTATGATGAAGAAGTTTCCTGAAAGAAAATATGAGTCTGATCAAATTGTTAATGGTGGATCTTATAAGTCTGATAACTGTTATGACTTGTTTGCTGTTGGACCATACAAAACAAAGACAAAAGAGGGTCAACCACAAATAAGGTATTTATCCGAAGATTATTATTTCTCTCGTCTATGGCAGGAGTGTGGTGGGCAGATTTGGGCTGACTTAGCTATGCCTTTAACTCACTTTGGTAATAGAGCATTTAAAGGTCATGTTGGGTCTTTAGTTGCTAAAAAAGACTAATTTATATATATTGGCGTCATGCCATTAGTAAATTTTAGACCAGCACCAGGTATCAATAAAGAAGTCACCGACTACACAGGCGAAGGCAAGTGGACAGATGGGGATAACGTACGTTTTTTTCAAGGATTACCACAGAAAATCAAAGGGTGGGAGAAATTTATCTCTACAACTTTGGTGGGTGTTGCTCGTGATCAACATGCTTGGGTGGCTTTAGATGGTACCAGATATAATGCTATTGGCACTGATAGAAAATTATATGTTCTTGAAGAAGGACTAGCTTACGACATTACTCCTATTAGAGAAACACAAGCTTTAACCAATCCCTTTACTACAAACGCAACAACTTCAGTGGTAGTAACAGATACTGCACATGGAGCAACGAAAGGCGACTTTGTTACTTTTGATTCTTTCTCAGCTATTGATGGCTTAGATATGAATAAAGAATTTGAAATTACATCAATTGCTAATACCGATGCCTATGTAGTGACAACAACCGCTGCTGCCTCAGGATCTACTTCTGGTGGTGGTGGATCAGGCAATGCTAAATATCAAATATCAATTGGACCTGAAACATCTGTACCAGCTTTTGGTTGGGGAACAGACACGTGGGGCGCTTCAACTTGGGGTACACCAAGATCTACCTCTAACGTCACACTAGAGGCAAGACAATGGTCGCTAGATAATTTTGGAGAAGATTTGATTGCAACAGTTTTAAATGGTGGTGCCTTTAGGTGGGATACATCAACAGGTGTAAGCACAAGAGCCGCTGCTATATCAGGTGCACCAACCGCATCAAGAATAAGTTTAGTTTCAACTCCTGACAGACATTTACTTTTTATGGGAACAGAAAACACAATTGGTACACCTAGTTCACAAGACGATTTATTAATAAGATTTTCAAGTCAAGAAGATATTACTACATATCAACCTACAGCAGAAAATACTGCTGGTTCATTGAGAATTGCTGACGGATCACGGATCGTGGCAGCAGAGCGATCAAGAGGTCAAATACTTGTATGGACAGATACATCCTTACACTCAATGCAGTTTATTGGTCCTCCTTTTACTTTTGGTTTACGACAATTAGGTCAGAACTGTGGAATTATTGGTAGTCACGCGGGGCTTGATTTGAATGGTGTTGCCTATTGGATGTCGCAAGATTCTTTTTATCTTTTTGATGGTACCGTTAAAAAACTACCATGTACCGTGGAACAGTTTGTTTTTGACAATATTAATGTAACAGGATCTGAAAATGCATTTGCAGGACACAATGGTGAGTTTAATGAAATTATATGGTTCTATCCAAGAACAGGATCTGACACAATTAACGCAGTAGTGGCTTATAATTATTTAGAACAAACTTGGTGGACAGGGACGCTAGATAGAACAACTTGGATTGACAGAGAAGTTTATGATAATCCTGTAGCCTCGGACTACTTACCAACGACCACGGCCAACAATGAAGTTATCTCTGGTTTAACTGATGGTGCCACTCAAATGTTTTTACATGAGACAGGGAATAATGCAGATGGTCAAGCCATGACCGCTTTTGTCAAATCAGGATCTGTAGAAATAGGTGATGGTAATGATATTCTTTTTGTACAAAAACTAATACCTGATATTCAAAACCAAGAAGGCACTTTAAATATGAATTTAGAATTCAAATATTATCCAAACAATACGACAAGTGTCATTAAGACAGCAACCTTTACCGATACTACAGAGTTTGTAAGCTTACGAGGAAGAGGTAGAGAATTCACAGTCAACGTTGTCTCTAATACAACAGGCACCGCTTGGAGATTAGGAACACAACGTTTTGATATTCAACCCGATGGTAGAAGATAATGGCAAAATTAATACTACAAAGATTTCCTGACCCTAGACCTGAGTATGATGCTCAACAGTCTGCTGAACTAATTCGACAGTTAGAGGAAATGATACAACAATTGAACACTCAATATACACAAGACACTCAAGAGGAGTCCACAAGAAGAGCGTGGTTTTTTAGATAGATGGCTGACGTATTTAAAAGGTTTACACAAAAAGCAGCTAACACTGCAGCTATAACAATTTTTACAGTTCCTGTTGCAGATGTGGCAGCAACTCCTCCAACACCTGTTTCTACCTTCATAGTTCAAACGATAGTTCTTCATAATGATTCAGGATCAGGTACTGTTAATGCAAAAATAACACATAATAATGGTTCTACTGACGTAGAGATCAACAACATTGATGTAGCTCATGGATCTACTCAACAACTCAATGGACCTTTTGTGTATGAAGGTGGAGACTCCTTGAAGATTCAAGCAGACAGCACGGATCTAACATCTGACATATCTGTATTAGAGATCAAACAACAACAGTAATGACTCCTTTTGAAAAACTTCAGGATTGGAAAAATAAACCGTATAGAAGAACTAATTACGAAAATATATATGCTTTTTATGATGAGTGTAAGTATATAAGAATGAAACCTAAAACTCATATATCATTAACTCCTGGTCTATTACACTTGATAATCAAACACCCTAAACAATGGGTAGAACAAAATTTTAAATTAGAAGATGAAACCACTCTTTGTAATGAGACACACAGTATTTTGTATTATCAACTTATAGAGTGTTTAATTTCTGATGAAGAAAAAGAACTAAAACTTCATGTAAAAAATGGAATTGAATCAAAAGAAAATTGGATAATCTAGCTTTTTTAGTTTCATACCCAAGATCAGGTAATACTCTACTTGCTTCTATTTTAAATCAAAATAACAAAATTGCATGCACTGGGAATTCAATAAACTTTGAAGTCTTACATCAACTAAATATGGTGAAAAAAAATAAAATTTATCAGAACTTTGCTGACGAACAATCTTACGACAATATTGTAAAAAATCTTTTTAACAATTATTACAAGGATTGGGATAAGGAATTTATTATTGAAAGAAGCTTGGCAACAACACCTGATAATATCAAATATATAGATCAAGATAAATATAAGTATATTTTTTTAAAACGAGATATTTTTGAAATATTAAATTCTTTTGTAAATCTCTTTAAATCTAATCAAGATGAAAGAAGTGATTTTCAAATCTGTGAAGAGATTTTGGAGAGAGAAAACATATTGTGGAGAAGTATTTTGGCACACAAAAATGGCATCAAGTGTTTAGATAAAAGTCAATATATTACTTTATCTTACGAAGACTTACTAAAAAATGCTCCTGATCAAATTAAAAAGATATATGATTTTTTAGGAATAAAATATTACGAACATCATTTTACAAATTTAGATCAATTGTGTATAAATAACATTAGATATAATGATAAAGCTCTACCCTTGCGTTTTCAAAACTTACATAGAATTAGAACAAACAAAATTATCAAAAACAAAACTAAATCAGATCTACCAAAAGAGTTGATAGATATTTGTAATGAATTTGAAAAGGAGATTATAGTGTAATGGAAATACTTTTTAATGAACGTGTGTTTAGAAGTAAGATTAAAAACTACAGAAAATTAAACAAAATAATCTTAGATAAAATAGATTCTGTACCATTGAGGTCTTACACTAATAATAATGATCAAACAATAGTATCCAACACTGATTGGGAGATAGAAAATGATAAGAGTGAGTTTTTCAAAGAATTTTTAGGGGCTAGTGTTAATCATTTAAAAGAAATTTGTATTCATCACAATCTAGATAAATGCAATATAGGTCGTATTTGGTATCAACAATACTATGAAGGATCAAGCCATGGTTGGCATAATCATCCAAATTGTCATTTTGCAAATGTATACTTTGTAGAATGTCCAAAGGGATCAAGCACTAAATTTAAAGACTTTGATTTAGATTGTTCTGTAGGAGAAATCATATCATTTCCTTCCTATTTAATTCATAATTCACCTCTTTTACAAAAAAATAAAAGAAAAACAGTAATAGCTTTTAATACGAATATATCAATTCAAGGTCAATAATCTGTTGATTTCCTAGCTTTCTACCTATAAAAATAGAGTATGGCAAAGATTGTAGATGAACCAAAGATCCTGCGTTATGACTCGATCGATGGTAAAAAAGTTCCTGTATATA